AGAGCAAACCGAAGCGGCACTAATCGTTGGTCTGTGCCTACTACTGGCCCCGCTACTTTTCCTGCTGCTGCTGCTGCTCGGATACTAGCCACCCCGGAACCCATCCCTCAGCCGGAAGCGAAAGCGCCACCCACGCGCAACCGCTTCCGGCTTTTCTGTAGCTACCTAGACGCCGCTTGTAACTACCTAGACCGCCCCCAAAAAATCGCCGCCGCAGTCTACGCTTCGCTCGCTGCGCCGGCTCAACCGACGGCTTGATGCACCACGTAACGACCAAGCACAGTCACGAGCCAAGCGTAAAGTGGGAGGGGGGGGTCAACACCCGCGAGCCACGGTCACTACTACTCATAAACTGCCCTTCGAAAATTTGTTGACTCCAAGGCTCCGTTTTGGTATTCTCCCATCGTGGAGGACGATAAAGCAGCTATAAAGCACGAGCTACTAGCATCCATTGAAGAAGAGCTTCGTCGAGCTGAGGCTGCTGCTCCTCCACACGCTAAGCTCTTGGAGCGGTACGATCCGCAGAAAGCTGCCACCATTCTTTTCCTCCATGCCCAGGGGAAGTCCCAAACCTGCCTATGCAAGAAGTATGGCTATGATCGGTCCACGGTGATACGCATTATCACCACCTATGCGGACCAGCTAGGCAAATGGCGTGAACTCGGGGGCAAGCTGGCTTCCTACTCCTACCTCAACATCACTAGCCTGGAGGAGGATATGATCGAGAGTGTTCGTGAGGGGATGGATAGTGGTGAGCTAAAGCCCACCTTTAAGGACATCAAGGACATCTCCATCGCTAAAGCTAATAGTAGCCGTGAAGCCATGCTGGCCCGGGGGGAGGCAACGAGTATTAGCCGTGAGGAGAAGGTGTGGACGGATGACGACTACAAGAAGCTCATGGAGCAGGCTCGAAAACAGATGGCTAACGAGGCCATACCTGCGGAGGTGGTAGATGAACGGTAAGGGTGACAGGGACAGAACCGCCGATCGAGACGCATACAATCGGGGCTGGGAACGAATTTTCGGGGGAAACATAGATTTGACGAAAGCGGAGACGTTTTCGGACGTGGGTGCGATTCCCACTTCCTCCACCATGGAAAAACGGCCATTTATGGCACCGCCAATCAGGCATGGAATAAGGAAGATCATTGAGTAACATGAACAAAAACAATCAACTCGTCCAGAGGTCTTTGGACACCATTGTTCCAGACTGGCAGACGGTATTGGTGGCTTCCATCACGGAACATGGTTTCGAGTATGACATTTTCAATAAGATGGACAAGGAGCATTTCCAGGAAAACCTGGCGGTCCTATTGGCCCTTGTTGCGAAGAAGTCTCAACAAGAGCTTAGGAACATCGAATGGCTAGATGATTAGCTTTACGGAACATCCCTTCCTGGAGGCCCCTACGGCGGAGGAGATAGTTTGGCTATACGATCATAACCTCCCACTGCTCAAACAGCTTCACAAGGCCCATGAGGGGCGTATAGAGGCCAGTGTTGTCGATCCCATCCGTTATGGGTTTGATCTGCCCGGCTGGGAACGCATCCGCGAGGGTTTGCAAAGCTACAATGAGTGTTTGGCTCTCGGGGGGAACAGGTCTGGCAAGACCACTGGCTTTGCGAAAATAGTGATGGAGGCTGTGACGGAGAGCAATGATGGCCATGTGGTATGCTTTAGCCAGAATGAGGACACCTCCATCAAGGTGCAGCAAGCTGCCATATGGGAGATGATGCCCAGGGAGATGAAGAAGAAGACCAAGAGCATAGATGGCTACATCAATTTCTCCATGCAAAATGGCTTCACTGGCAAGAGCTTCATCTTTCCAGATACCCGAACTAGGGTGGATTTCAAGACATACACCCAGTTTTCGAACAACCAAACCATCCTTGAAGGGTTCGAATATGGGTTCCCGGATCCGGCGGGGATCAATATTGGTGCCTGGTTGGATGAATATTTGGGTGACGCTACGCTAGTCAACACGCTCAGGTTTCGTTTAGCCACCCGAGATGCCGTGATGGGTGTAGGGTTTACCCCTATAGATGGCTACACGCCGTTCATTTCTGATTACCTCAAGAACGTCGAAACATTGGAAACTAGGGGTGCAGCCCTCATTGAGGGCCGGGAAGTCCCTGTGCGGCAATACAGCCCCTCTAGGGATGCTTCTGTGGTCTATTTGCATTCCGACGAAAACCCCTTCGGGGGGTATGAGCGTATAGCGAAAGACCTTCGTGGAAGGCCAGAAGAAGAGATATTAGTACGTGCTTACGGAGTACCTGTGAAGAGCATGACTTCCCTCCTTCCCCTCTTCAATACGGAGGTGAATGTCTTGAGTGACAAGAAGGAGAACAAGTATGGGATGAAGTTTCCAGATGTGTCCAATAAGGCCAGATATACCATTTATCAGGTGGTAGACCCTGCGGGTGCCAGAAACTACGTCTCTATATGGGCTGCTGTGGATGAGCGGGATAATGTGTACATCTGCCGGGAATGGCCCGATTGGGAAACATATGGGGAATGGGCAGATTTCGGGGATCCCAAATGGAGGTATGGTCCTGCCTCAAAGAAGATAGGGTTGAGTGTTCAGGGATATTGCGAGTTGTTCGATGAGGTGGAGGATGAGCTGGGCGTTGAAGTGTTCGAGCGAATCGGCGACTCCAGGTTTTTCGCTAAGGAGAACGAGAACAATGAGGACCTTTTCATGTCCTTCGAGGAGCATGGCTTTATATTCGTTCCATCCGATGGCAGGATGGAGGAGGTGGGCTTATCCGCATTGGATGAATGGTTCAATTATAACCCGAATGAGCCGATCGATGCGGCCAATCGCCCCAGGTGCTACATTCACGAGAGCTGCCGCAACCTGATCGACAGTCTCATTAACTACAACTCAAAGGGGAAAATGGACGAACCCCTAAAGGACTTCTTCGATGCCATACGCTATTTGCGAATGGCGAATGCCGGAGAAGGTCCAGTCCATGTAACAGCTCGCGATTTGGCCGTCACTCGCCGGGCTATGGGAGGATATTAGATGAAGATACGACTAAGCGAATTGGCCCGGCAAGGCCACTATGAATGGGATGAGCTATTGGCCTTGGCCAAAGAAAAGCTATCCGATGATATGATGAAGGGAGTGGGCAAGAACACTTGGATCAGTGAAGAGGGTCAGGAGATATTGGCTGAGGCCATTGATGTCCCTGAAGCCACTCCTGCCCACTATAGGGGTCAGGTGATTAAGGTGGCTCCAAATAAGAAGTATGTTTATGCTTATATCCGCGAGGCCAGCATGAAGGTGCCTGTTTTGGTTCCCAAGAAATTGGCTAAGAGGCTAGTCGGGAAGCAAATACTGATAGAGGCTATACAGGATGTCAGTGGAACGTCTTACAGGTATCGAAGAGCGTAGGCTTAATAGCCTTGTGCTTTGTCGCCGATGGCAGTCGGAACAAATTGACAGACTTCTTGGGTGGGAGGTCTGGAGGGCGTTCGCTACGGGAAATTGGGATGCTGTTATGGAACCTGTCGATTTCTGTGATAGAATAGGGGTAAACAAGAATTATACACAAGTGATCATTGATCGGGTGTGCGAGAAGGCGAAACACATTTAACATGGAAAACGACTATTCCAAGGCCATTACATATCTGGGGAAGAAACCAGATGTAGACGTATTGCGTCAGGCATATCAGACAACCAGCAATGAGCTTTCCGCTTATTACGAGGTGTGCCGCACGTCCTACGATGATAGACGCAACTGGTGGCCTGGAAAAAGCCGAGACCTGCGTAAGCATGGGGCCGATGCATTTCCTTGGGAAGGGGCCTCCGACCTGGAGAGCCATGTCATCGATGAGCGTGTTACCCGGCTAGTCTCCTTGTTCATGTCCGCCCTAAACCGGGCGAACATTCAGGCTTTCCCCGTAGAGGTGGCCGATGTCCCGAGAGCGAAGGTGGTAAGCAACTTCCTTAAGTGGATGACCTCCTCGGGATACATTCCACGCTTCAAGCGTGAGGCGGAACTAGCCGCCAACTACTTCCTAGAGCGTGGCATCATGATTACCTACTGCGGGTGGGTCATGGAAGACCGCACCTTCAAGCAGAAGTTTGACATGGAGCGGATCGCCGCTGCCGATCCCAACCTGGCCCAAATGATATTGGATGGCACCCAGGATGATGAGGTGGTTGTCCAGATGCAGGCCGTCATTAAGGTGACAAAGGAGAATGCCCGAAAGGCCCTGAAGGATTTGCGGGAGTTTGGGGTAGCTGAAGTGCCTACTGTCAGGCGTCAGGTAAATGCCCCGGAGGTCAAGACCCTTGGCCCCGATGGCGATTTTATTTTCCCTGCGTATGTCACAGACCCGCAACGCTCGCCATACTGCTTCTGGCGTACCTACTACACAGCCCAAGAGCTGGAGAATAAGGTGCAGACAGATGGCTGGGATCCAAATTTCGTGGAACACGTTATCTCTAAATACTCTGGAGTGAACATAAACTCCTTGGAGAGGGAACAGGAGGGAAGGCGTAGCATATCACTTACTGACGATGCTTACGAGGCCGAGGAACTAGTAGAAATAATACACGGATACCAGAGACTGATCGACGAGGCCGACGGGTCAGAGGGGATCTACGAGACCGTGTTCCACGAATCATTTTCAGGCGATGAGGGATTGGGCATACCTGGGTATGCTAAGTTCGAGTTGCTCAATGGGTATGAAGACTATCCAGTGGTGGTTACCCGTTTTAGCGAAGACAACAAGCGGCTATATGACACGTCCACTGTTCCTGGCCTTTTGCGTGGCATACAGAACCAGGTAAAGGTGGAACGCGATAGTCGCATCGACAGCAATAGCCTTTCCACGCTTCCTGCCGTCACTCACCCGAAGGGACGCAAGCCCGAGGAAATTGGCCCTGGCCGATTTATCCCGGAAGTGAGGGCTGGGGAAATTAGGTTTATGCAGGGGCCTGGCTTCAACCCAGGATCGGTGGAGATGGAGAACAGTCTTCAGGCCCAAGCCGATCGCATGGTCGGGCTGGATGACAACCCGCTATCGGGCATCCGTCGCCAATTCTTGGTGGACAAGTATTTGCAGCATATGTCAGAGGTGATAGCGTTATGCTATCGCAACTTCCAGAGGTTTGGACCCGATCGCATTTTCTTCAACGTCACTGGGGTCCCCGATCCCCAGATGTTCAGCAAGGGCAACCCCGATGAAAATTTTGATGTTACCATTAGCTTTGATGTCCTCAATGCCGATGGGGAGAAACAGGAAGCCAAACTCAACCAACTGCTTTCTTTGGTCCAGATGGACCGCAATGGCCGCATAGACATGGATAAGCTCTTGTCCGTGATAGCTTCCTCCATCGATCCCGTATTGGCCGATGGGGTAATGAGGCCAGTCGAGGCGGCTCAGGACCAAATGTTAAAAGATATTACAGATGATCTATCAAAAATATATGCAGGCATTGAAGTGCCAGCTCGCCCGAACGGCTCTCAAGTGGCTCTTCAAATCATTCAGCAATATACGCAGCAGCCAGATGTTCAGCAGCGTTTGCAGCAAGATGAAGCGTTTGCGGCTCGCATTCAGAAATATGCTGGCCAGTATCAGTTCGCTATACAGCAAGCTCAGAATGCCCAAATAGGCCGAATCGGGACAGCTCCAGCCCAGATGGGCCAGATGCAAACCCAGGGAATGGAGCAGTGATAGCTCTGCTATTTGCTTCCATACTATTTGTTGATATGCCAGACAATAAGACCACAAAGGAATATAGTGTAAAGCGGGAGCGGACACTCAACCTAAACCTCCTGGCTCAAGCGGTAAGAAAATATTTCGGAAAAAATCCTGTGGTGGAAGCTGCTATGTATGGCAACTCATCAGTGGAAACCGGGGGCAGCTATAAGCATGACCAAAAGCAATATGGTGGTGGCGGAGGATATGGTGTTTTTCAATTTGATAAGCCGCACAAGGGACTATATCGGGAATATTTAAAAGAGGAAGGCTTGCCGGATAACTCGGACTCCCAAGTGAGATATGTTTACGAAAACATATACGGGAAAAAGCAAAACATTATGGGAGCCGGAAATGCCAAGCAACTCAGAGAGGCATTTCAATCTGATGATCCCGAATTTGTAAGCGATCAGTTTATGGAACTATTTCTTCGTCCAGGCAAACCACACCGCGATAGGCGTGTAGATGCTACCAAGAAGTATTACGAACAGCTTATCAACCGATCAGATGCACCTGGAAGATGATATAAGGGCATTGTCCCAATACGAGCATTTCGCTCGCTTTATAAATGTTATTAAGCAACGCAGGGAGGATGCCATAGCCCGCCTGCGTGGATCATCGCCAGAGCAGGTGATGCAGATATCCGGGGAGATATCGGCATACGATGACATCCTACAGGATGCCAACTACGAGGTTTTGCTAAAAAAGTGGTCCGCCCATGTGGAATAGAATGTTTCGCGTGATATAATCACGCCCTCGCCATCGCTAGGCGTAATAAGCGGAAACATTAAAACACATGAGTGAAGTAGTCGAGGCGATCGCTGATGCCTCTGAAAACACAGCGGAAAACACCAATATATCCGCATCTGAGTACCAACTTAGACGCGCCAGGCAACTGGAAGAGGCTATTGCCCCTACCACACCTGAACCGGAGATCGAGGAATCTATTTCTGAAGAAGTTGAGACAGAGTCCCAACCTCAAGAAGAAGAGGTCGATCAATCAAATGTTCTTTCAAATATCGACTTAGACAATTTGTCTGAGGCGGAACTCAAACAACTCTCCGAGGCATTGTCCAGCCGGGCTGTTGATCGTTTTGGTCAACTTACCGCGAGGGCTAAGGCTGCGGAAGAGAAGGCGAGAGAGCTTGAGGATAGCATGAAGGCCCAGCAAGAGCAGGTGCTTTCGGCCACTTCCGACATCGAGAACAATCCCTACGAAGACCTGAAAAGCGTCCAGGACATCCAAAACAAAGCCAAGGAAATCAATGATGTGATCGAATGGGCGGAGGATGTCTTATTCGAGTCTGCTGACTATGGCCCCGATGAGGAGGTCACTCAGTCAAATGGGCAGTCTATGACGAAGGCCCAGGTCCGTGAAGCGCTGAAACAAGCCAGGAAATCTCGTGATAAATACCTGCCGGACCAGTTTCGGAAGGTAAAGAAAGTGGAGGATGCAACCAAGCTGCGTCAGGAATATGGCCAGAAAGCCATGAAGGAGTTCAAGTGGCTAGGCGATAAGGAAAGCGAGCAGACTAAGCAGTTTGTACAGCTTGCCAGCCAGCCAGCACTCCAGAAGGCATATGAGCAAAATCCTGATTTAAGCTGGCAACTGCCATACCTATTGGCCCATTCGGTAAATAGCATGTTTGGAGGGTCTTCCAAAGCCCCAAAGCAAACTAACGCCGGGGAGGCATTCAAGCCCACTCCACCAAAGAGTCCGTCGCCAGCATTGGCCAAGTCCGATAAAACCGAGGACAACTCGTCCAAGGCACTGAAAGATCTGACGAAACGGTTTAAGGAGTCTGGAAACAAAGACGACTTCCAAAAACTTAGAGAGGCGCGATGGTCGCGTCGTCTCGCCACACCTTAAACACCCTAATATATAATGCCACTATCAAATACATACGACGCCAGTCCTTCGGCAAATGTTTCCAATAGGGAAGACCTTAGCGATACTCTCACTATTTTGGCTCCCGAGGAAACTCCAGTCCTTAGTTCACTGGCAAAAAACAGAGCATCTGCTGTCCAGCACGAATGGACCGTAGACAAACTAGCAGCAGTCCGCACCACAGGTATATCTGAAGGCGTAGACGTTTCTTCTTACGACGACGAGTTCACGGATCGCGTTCGCCTCGGAAACTACATCCAGAAGTTCCGCCGGGCCTACCAGGTTTCCGACATTCAGGAAGCTGTAGATTCCGTTGGTCCCGCTAAGTTTGCTCAGGCTGAGTCCAAGGCTCTTCGCGAATTGAAACGCGATATCGAAGCCACCATCATGTCCGACAACGAGCAAGATGTGGAAGACGGAAGCGGATCGAACCCATATCATCACCTCCATCTTCCGTGTAAGTGGAGCCATGAACAGCTTGACGCTTGTTGCCGATACGGCCCTTCGCCGCATCATCAGCGACTTTGCTCGCCTGGACCCAGATGGTGATGGAGCTGACACCTCTATCCGCAACGTTAATTACAATGGCGAATCCGCTCAGATTAAGCTCTCTGTTGAGCTTTACCAGTCTGACCACGGTATTGTCTCCATCGTTAATATGAACCCGGACTGCTCGCCTGATACCACGAACAAAAATCGTGGATACTTCCTAAGCCCAGAATATGCCAGCGTCGCTGAGCTTATTCCGGTTGGAAGCACTGTACTGCCCAACATGGGTGGCGGCGAGCGTGGATATGTTGACTGCGCGCTCACTCTCGCAGTACACCATCCCGGTGCGCACGGTAAGGTAATCAACAGCTAATTTGGTTGATTTTTACTTAAGCATTTAGTATAACGGGGGAGGTCAGGCCAGTTCTGGCCTCCCCTTTTGCTTATGAATATTATCACCTCCCTTCCAAGGTACAGCGACGGCGAAATAAACCGGGCTTTCATGCGTGAAATCAAGACTGGCTTCGAACGCGAGAAACGCCTTGAGGAAGCCAGAACCAATATAGCCAGGAAGGAAGCTCAAGAGCTAAAGGGATCCACCCACCCGGTATTGGGCAAGCCAGTAGCGGTAATACCTCACCGGGATTTTTTCAGGCTTACTAAGAAGTACGGACACGATACCGTTCATTCAAAAGAATTTTTGCAATATTACAACAAGAAGCACGGGGACCTGTCTCCGAATAACGCCTAATGCAACTTAAAGCCA